GCACAAACCTGACCCCTGATCGGAACTTTTCGAACGGTCACAAAAACAAGTTTTTCCAGTATCCGGTAATCCGGCAATCCCTATCACCTTGTCAAACCAGTCAATGTAATTCTGTTCTAGTGGCGCATGTCCCAATGGGACATGTGAAGGCCCGAAGGCAACCCACAAGAAGCAAAACCACAGACAACTGACTGACACAAGCAATAGGACCCTTTACGGGAGCAACATGCAGAGGTATCATTAACATGCATATTACCTTACTCAGTGAACTTATTCCAGTAACCAAACTAATAAGAAACGATCGGGTCGGCCTAATGATCAGTCCTTCGTGTACGAGTTTCCCCGCAAGCACAGGACAATTTCACATCAGACCACCATTGTTGACAGCTGAGATCATCACGACTGCCGTACCATCACATACCGATCGGGCGCGGAGCTCGGTCGAGGTGCGGTAGCACAGCTCATCGAAGATGAAGACTGACAAGTCTCTCTTGAGGACACAGACTCCTTTTCCTCCTGAACGGGTTCAAGTTTACTGATGGGGAGATCAGATAACTTGCACTCGCGCTGGAAGGAATCGATGCTGCGTCGAGCCTTAAAATTTGAGTTCAAAGTGAGAGCATTCGGTGGAAGTTGAACAGCGCACCATGTATTTTTGGTGCAGCTACCAGTCGACATCGAACTAATTGAAACTGTGAAGTACCAGGCCGCGGGCGAAGAAATTCGAGCCCAATACGTATCCTGAGTACCACCGTTATTAGTATGGCTAAGGATAACCACGGACGCGCCCGAAGACACTTGAACCGTGAAACCACTGAAGCCATTTGCAATCATCGAACCACAGACCAGGTAATTGCCAGCAGGCAAAGAAACCGATCCATTGGTCGAATTTACTTGATACAACAAATTTGACCAACCGCCGTCAGTCTGCGAGGTGCCCAAATCATAGGTTGTGCTCGTAGAATTCGCGGGGGTAGCCGAAAAGGCCATTGCAGACCCAGATCCACCGACAACATTCGAAACCTGAGGTACCGTGAAAGACACGGTGTAACGCAGGTAGATATTCCCGAGTGGTAGATTTGCTGCAATCTGTGATGAGGCAAGGACGACCAGTACACCCTGCGCTGACCAGCGTGGCTCGATGCCATCGTAGTCAGTGTAGAGATATGTGAGGTCCTTTTGATCCTTCATCAACCAGGAGGTAGGTTCCCAAATCTGTGAAGCCTTCTCACCAAGATGGGCTGCAGCCCTTTGGAGATTGGCAATTCCGTTAACAGTGGGTGCATCGTGCACATCGTAGTCAACGTATCCCATCAGCTGCCCCGTCTGGGTAGCATTCGCGATAGGCACATATTCGAACCTAAGAGACTTGAAAAGGTAACGATCATATAGGTTTGCAAGAGTAGCAAGCCTAGCAACACCAAGTTGCCCCGGATTGATTGTCACCGTGTAAAGGATATCACCTGCGGCCTGGCCCGAAGACCCTGCAGTAAGTGACGTCACAAACTCGGTGCCACTCAATTGGCATGACGCGTCACTGAAAGAACCCTTCGACATCTTCGTGCCGGAACGAGGTTCCCTCATCTTCATACCCAGACCAACCATCCGGGATTTCTTCGGAGTCGCTGATTTGCGACTGGTCTTTTTTGTTTTTGGTTGTGCAGACCGCACAACACGTTTTTTGCCTGACATAGGAACCCTGAGGCAAGCCACCCACCTACGTGGAGGCTCCAGTTTGGTTCTGGCAGCGACTGTACATCTTGATCAATTAATCTTTGCAGTCTGTCGGCACAACGTCAACTCATCCACCTACAGGTGCGGTTTCCCACACGAGCGAACATGGATGCTCACCTACAGGTATGGTTTCCCACACGAGCGAACATGAGTAAGTCAACTTGGCACGGAAGTATTGAGGACGGCATTTAGCCTGTCCACCGTTTTGGAACGCGAAATACGCTATCAGTCCATGCGGCAGCATTCCGGATTAACCGAGTACCATCACGAGTTTCCCCGTAACGACCCTAGTTCCGGAACCCAATCCACAAGCGACCGAAGAACAGAATAACTGTCATCGTAATCGTTATGATCAAGACCCTATTGCTACGTCACGTCTATAGCGACGGCTCTACCCGAGCAGGGGATTAACCAACCATTTACTTCATGAGGGCGACCCCACGAATCATGATTAATGCGAATTTGGACCACGATTTCAAACGGGTTTTTAAGGAGTACCACTCCCAGGATTCCATTTATCAGCTGATTATGATCTCAGCACCCCAGTTCGGCACTACAGTGCATAACGACTGAACCGGTAGGGTAGCTCACAAGTTAGATCCCCCGAAAGCGGGACACATTTGGCTACTTTGCGAAGTATGCTTCCTGACAAGATGGTTTTCCAAGCTGTTACTCCATCAACGTCAAGCATCTTCCACCCTGGAGGCCCCTCGGAACGAAGTTCGTTCCTGAACGCCTGACTCCTATGGTACAATTGGTGAAGGAATTCTTTCCTCTTATCTGGAGATAATGCGGGTAGCCAAGTAGGCTCCACATCCTCTAGAACACCATTAGCATCAATGAGAGGCGGAGGGATATCCGTCGCATCCGAATAATCAGAAGGTGAGATGACAAGTTGGTCATCCCTGATCCTGAAAGTCGGAAGCCATTGTTTGGCCTCATCAGCTGTTCGCTGATAGTGCGACGTCCTCAGTGTCGTCTGTGCGGCAAGGAATGCAGCATATCGACGTTGCCAGAGAGAGACATGTACTCTGCAACCATGGGAACTCAAGCCGAAACCACCACGGGTCACTGGAAGAAACAAATTCGTCTTCCCGCCCGTGACTTGACGCACGCCATCAAGGTGATACGTCATGAATCTGCTCAGAGTCCTTTCCGGATTATCAGAGCCCTCAAGACACAGGTCAAGCGATACGATCACAGGAGGCTTAGGTAAGCTCTTCTCGTCTTTCGCAACCTTACTGCGACCCAAAAGTAGGCCGCTCTTGAAATAGGGCAGATGACAACGTCCGGTCTGTTCATATTCCGAGTCGTACAGTTCTGAATTGATCATCATGAACCGACGATGGCAATAGTTTTTGCCAATGGATTTAATGAACCCAAACTCTCCTATATCTGCGGACCATTTCTTATATCCGCTAGGAGTTGTCGAAAAGCTGATATCGTCACCGTTTACCAGAATCGGCAATTCACGGAATGACAGATCAGGATACAACGACAGCCAACAACAAATACAGTTGGCGAGACAAAGGATAGGAAAGCTCAAGACTGAGCCCATCAACTGTCCGGTCTCCTGATGAACATCCTTGACATCAATTCTTTGCTTACCAATTTTACCTGGGTAGCTGATGTCATGTTCATACAAAACCTTACGACAAAGGCGAATCAAGCCTTCAACTTCGGTCTCGTCAGAATGATCGGCATAAATACGAAGCAAAATGCGTTCGAATATTGCCTTTGTGACCTCGATCTTCAAGTTATCCGTTGCAGCACTGTAGTCTCCAGAAATTAGGAGCTCACCAGGCTGACGTTTCTTCAAGAAGTCCTTAATCACATTCTCATTGACAGTTTGACCGATGAGGCAGAAAACGCCCTCACGTCGCAAGTTGTCGTGCATCCACTTCTGGACACCATGAACGGTGTAGTAAGCCATCGCACGACCCTTCGTAACACATCGTACCTTGAGAGGCTCAAGCACGGTAGCCACCATGGCAGTCATCTGACCATCATGTCCTCCGGAGAGGACACGAACGTCACCGACCAACCGACGGTAGCCCTCGAGCTCGAGATCTCGGGCAAGGAACAACATATCACGCCGAGATGGCATCAACCATCCGCGTCGCTCTTCCACCAGACCCGGTCGCACTTCCAACATAGCGACAAGGTCATCTGGTCGAAGATTCAGATTCCTACGAAGGTCCTTGAATTGCCTCAGGGTATCAAACCCGGCAATCTCATGGACATGATTGTCAAAACCAGCAAGTTCAACCTCATTGACGAGGGCTCGGTGTTGACCACCTGAGCATCTGCCAGCCTCCCAGGCTGCAGATTGACTTGGTTCACACTGACGATCTCGAAAACGAGTCCAGTATGAGACAATCTCATCAGTACATTGCTCGATCCGGTGCTTCAGAGCAGGATCCAGAGGAGCAGACTGTTTCGCCATAGCTTTTCGGTGCTTTTCCAAAGCAGCCAAAATGAAGCTCTCAGGCACAGTGTCGCATGCACGTTTGCATTGGAGCAGCGAGTAAAAGAACTTCGCTGTGCGACCGGAAACAGTTAACATGTGCTGACGAAGATACCGACGAACCGAACCGATAAATAGGAAGCCGTCCCAGGTAGGGACGTCCTTTTCGGGTAGTTCATCGTGTAACATCTTCGCAAACCAGTACGACGTGACATACTTCAATCTCTTGATTGCAAGCACGTGATCCATCCCAATTAGGGGTCGTACGAAACTCAGGATTGATGACACAGTATTCTTCTCCATAAATCTGTCGTCAAAGTCCCTCATCGTCTCCAAGAGACCGAGAAGGACATTCAAACCTGAGAGTGCAGCTCGGTCAACGATCATCGTAATCTTCTCACCAACTGAGAACGACTGATCTTGACCCCTGCAGGATTCCAACAGGACGCTATTCCAGCGTCCGGTGAGCTTGAAACCGGTAGCGGACAACACAAAGACCAAACATCTTTGGAATTGTCTGCTTTGCCTCAGAACACTAGAGGCATCAAGCGAACCGCGCGTCACCTCGACGCAAAGGGATCCAGTCAACAGACCAATAACCCCCATCAGGAAGGGCTTCATCCAATCATTCGCATGAATGGACGAGGTTCCCCTGAGGGAGGTTGCCAGCTGGGTATTCGACATAC